ATCCAGAAGAAAGACCTTTTTAAGAAAAAGGTCGAAAAAAAAAAAGAAAAGATCCAGAAGAAAGACCTTTTTAAGAAAAAGGTCTCAAAAACAAAAGAAAAGAAAACGCCGCCGCAGAAAAACCTTAAAGTAAAATTTATATTTTTATTAATAACTTTATTAATAAAACTAGTTAATATAATTATATGAAAATTGATTTAAGAAATATACTAAGAAAGTATAGTATAATTGAAGATGGCTACGTTATATTTTAATAACACAAACGAACTTTCCGCTCTTTGGTATGAATCTCATGCCTCGATTGTAAAACGTGTCTGTATGGAGTTAGGACAGACTGATAATATGAATGATGTTATAGAGAAGATTTTGGGTCCCCGACCTAAGATAAAGAAGATGAAGGACCCTAATAAGCCTAAAAAGGCTAAGACTGCTTTTATGTTCTATTGTGACGCACATCGTCCTGCACTTATGAAGGCTCAGAAAGAGAAACATGGAAAGATTAATATTGGTGAAATTGCTAAGGCATTGGGCAAGAAATGGAAGGCTCTTACTGATAAGGATAAGAAACCATTCAATTCTAAGGCTGCTAAGAGTAAAGTAGAGCAGCAAGAGAAAATGAAGATCTATCAAGAGTCTCTCGGATTGTAATTCACTTAACAATCAATAAAATAACTTAACAACTCATTAGATTTATAATATAACTATATAGTCTTACTAAAACTTTTTTTTACCTACATTATTCTATATAAAATTGAATCTAATATACAATAATATATTGTTACTTATATAACAATATCTTATGCAATTTTTGAACGAATGTCAACTCAAAGCAGAAATAAATAAAAATAAAGAAAAACAATATACAAATACATCATTTTACACGTTAAAAACATTTAAAAAAGTATTAAAACTTGCTTTTAAATGTAAAAATAAAAACACTATAGATATAGTTCTTAAAAACTGGCAAGAACTCCTAGAAGAAGAGATAAAATGGGGATATAAAACAAAAATGATAGTTAAAAAAGAAGAAATATTAATTAATAGCCTACATCCTGAAGAACTAATTATGGTTATAAATATAGGAAAATTCATGCTAAAGGAACATAAAATGAAAGCAGAAATAGCATTTATATTTGCTTTTGGGATAGTTTGTGCTCATTTTATTTTTGAAAATACATCTATGAATTTAAATATTGAAGATATTTATAATACTCTTCCAAATAAAATAAAATCAAAGCATGGAGAGAAAAAGTTTAAACGAGATTTCTTTTTAAAAGGAACTAGTAAAGAAATAAGAAATATATTATATAAAAATAATAAAGATGAATGGAAAAAAAATAGTAAAGATAGATGATATTTATAATGATTTAAAAAATTTAGTAGAAAAAACACACACAGCCATTGTTTTAGAAAATAATAAATCTCTCCAAGAAAATAATCCACACGAAAATAAATCTCAAGTAACCCCGAAAATACAAAATATAAAAATATATGTAGAAAAAAAAACAATATCATGTCAAACAAGTACAACAAAAACAACATCACCTGAAACATATAGATATGTTACTCTCCCTGCAGCAGGAAGAAGAGGAACAAGAACAAATACTTCAATATTAAACTGGAGTAGATCTTTAAGATTTCCTTACTACTAAACTCAAATATATATATAAAAAAAACTCCTAAATATTATTTACAATAGTGTAAAGAATATTAAATAAAATCTCATAAAATAGTTACATAAACAAATATAAATATCTAATTACCATAATTATTTTAAATTATAAAATTTTTTATAATATTTTTTTTTTGATCCAAATATACTATGTAAACAGTTAGACATTATAGTTACATTTGTTTTTGAATAAACTAATGTTGGTTGTTGACAAGAAATACACAAACAAGAGTTTTTACGTTTAAACCAATCAAAATAACAAGAATCATGGCATAATTTGCCACATGTATTACATCCTATAAATGAGTTTTCAATATTTACTTCATCAAAACAAAATAAACATTCTTTTTCTTCATTGTCCTCATCATTTACATCACCCCCATATACAACTTTATCGCTCTCATTCACACACTCTGTTTTTAAAAGTACTTTATTTAAGGGTTCATCTTCTTCTTTTAATTTTACAAAATATTTGTTACTTGACATTATAGTATATATACATACCCTACTATTTTTATTATCTCTCTGAAAGAAATAATAAAAGTAATTTAAGAATACAAACATAATTTATGTAGATGATAAAAAAAGATACACCCGATGAAGAAAATCAATGCCGCCAAGAATATATTAGAAATCATGTGAATAATAGATTAAATATTTTACAAGAACCTCAACCTAGAAAAAGTATCATATCAACACCCTCAACCAACCAAATATTAAAACAAGATACAATATTCAAACAAAGTTGTTGTGAAGCATTAAAAAATAATATTTCATTTTTATGTGCACAAATAAATGCAAAATTTCACGATGACTTATTAATAGGACAAGAACATTCAAAAAAAATATTACCAGATTGTAATTCACCTAGTCAAAATTTATTGGCACAAAAAGAAGAACTTTCAGATGAAGAAAAAATAGCAATCGTAACACAAGACCCCAAATTTGGTATGTTTTCTCTTTTCAAATACCATATACATCGAGGTTATAGAAATGATGTATTAAAAGCAAAAAATGCATTTTATTGTTCTCATATTTTTTCGTTAATTTTTATGTTACCTATTTTAATATTTATTATACAATGGATAGTTTATATAGCATTATTAGTACATGAAACAAAAACATTTGACAAAGGATTCTGTCCTAACGATTCATCTATTGAAATGAAATTAATTATGTTGGCAGTATCAATGCTTTATTTTATTAGGTCTTTCTTTTTATGGGACAATTTAACTGATAGAACCAGACTAAATAGAATGATGCCTAGTATTGACATTTGGGTTATGATCGATACATTTCAAGAATTTGGATTTAATTTACTCGTCTATTTGGCAAATCTATGGATAGTTTATAATAATGATAGTATTACGGAAATGGTTTTGAACTCTCTTGCAATGGAATTTCTAATGAATTTAGATAATGAATTTGAAGAAATGTATTTTAAATTCTTACCAGAAGCAGGTATAGATATTTATGATAATGTATTTGTAAATTTTCGAGATAATCAAGAAAAATTAAAAAAAAGAAAACGTTCATGTGCATTTAATTGTGTGCGTTGTACATTTTTTATACCCTTTAAAATATTAGTATTAGCCTTATTGATTTTCCCTATCTTTTGTGTTATTATGATGTTTTATGGCCCTATTTGCAAATAAAGCAATTTCATTATTTTCATATTGGTCATTTTTAAATATAAAACTACAACTATGATGCATAGGAAATGAATGACTCTTTTTTCGTATAGTCTTATATGTTTTATAATTTGATAATCTATCATGTATTTCAGAACTTATAACAACTTTTTTTTTAGATAAATTACATCCCATTATTAATTTAATAAAATATTTAAATTAATAAAAAAAATAATAAATAAATTTAATTACTATAGGTAATATAATGCTGAAATGCATTCACATAAAAAGACGAAGCCCTTTTATCATCAATCTTAGTATACATTTTAATATAATTATGAATTTTAACAAAACGTGTAAATATATTTTTACTATATAATTTATTTATATCATTTATTTGTTCTTCTGATATATCAAATATTTCATTGACTTTTTTCTCTCCATGCAATTCATCATAAAGAGTATGACAAAACTTCAAAAAACATTCCTTTTCTATTTTTTTATTTGTTATCATATTCTTATAATAACAAATAAAAAAATTTTTAATAATTTTTAATAATTTTTAATAATTTTTATTAATAATTAATAATTTTTAATAATTTTTAATAAATTAATAATATCTTACTAGACATTACATTAAACCTTAGACATTGCTTTGTTAGTCAACTTTTTCTGTAGAGCGTTTGCGGCGGTAATGGCTTCTTCTTCAATAAGAAATTCTTCCTTTCTATGTAGCCTGTAACTTAGGTACTCAAGATAAGCCTCCCTACGCTTACCAGTTCTAGATTCATTATATTCAGTATATCTATTGGAATCGATAGTGTAAAACATGTTTCCAGCAGTATAATTGATAGAACATCCAATTCCTTCCGGATCATCCTCCTTATCGATGAGAGGAATCTTGAAAATTCGTCCATCACGAGCCAAATGCTCATGTACAGAAACCATCTTATTTGGATAACGAACGTGAGTAAAATGTTCTAATTCACCATCACCTACCTGAAGTCTCCAGTTATTATCAATCATAGTTTGTTGCAAAAAGGCCATCTTTTTATCAACTATTTCTTGTTGGATATCAATAACCTTAACCCGGGGAATAATATTAGGATCAATAGGTTCACTGGGAGAATATGAACCATTTACATAACGCTCTCTCTTCCAACAAGTCCATTCATTTGTCCCAACAATAAAAGGACACTTCTCTCCGGTTGGTCTCTTTTTAACAGGCTCTTCCTTCCACTTCTTATATTTACGTCTCTTACCATTATATCCTCCACGTCCACGTCCTCCACGTCCACGTCCACGTCCTCCTTGTCCTCTCTGACCCCGTTGTGTATTTTGTCTTGATGCCATTTTATATAGTTTGTTTTTTTTGTTTAAACGATTTGCGTAATATGTTTGCTTAATAGTAACACTCATTATTAGTGTTAATTCTGCTTCAATTTTCATATAATCGTCAATTTGAATGATATCACATAAAACACTCATACATTAACTTTCTGAGGAATAATAATATTTGTGACACAATCACCGTATAAATATCCTACAACTCTTTTTTTATTTCTAAGAGTTCTTTGCATTTTCCAATGTTTCCTACGTTGTTTTGTACACTTACTTTTGATTTTACTAACAGTCATATTTTCAGGAACAGATTTCATCCATTCCTTACGTTCTTTATTAAAATCATCCCATTTTTTCTTATATTTTCTTACGTTTTCTACTGCCTTTTTCATTTCCTTTGAGGCACTTTTTTTTCTAGATTTTTTAGAAACAATACTATACAGTTTTAAATATTTAATTCTTTGTGCCCAATGAGCATTATTGACATGTTCATTTATCTGTGCATTTGTACTATTTATTCCTTTATTATTACAAAGAGGACACGTATTATGTCCTGCTCGAAACCAAGTCATAATACAATTAGTATGATAACTATGAGTACATTCAGGTAAATTATACACATTATCTTCTCCTAAATTATCATGGCATATTGCGCAAATATTATTATTGTCATTCGACATTAATAATATATTATAAAATGTATTGTAAAAACAAACTCATACTTACCGTCTTCTGCGGCGTCTTTTTGTTCTTCTGCGTTTTCTAGATTTGCGACCTTTTCTGGATTTTCTGCGATGTTTTCTTGTTCTTCTGCGTCTTCTACGTCTTTTTCCTCCGCGAACATCAGATGAAAGATGACTTTGCTTATTATCAGCATCATATGTTTTAATATCTCTAAAAACTTTACCACATTGTGCATCACTCATATTATCAATATCTAAATTACTAGTCCATGAAGGTAAACTACCTTTAGCCAATCTGCTCTTAAGTTTTCGTGTTTGTATTGTACTCATTATATAATTTATAGAGATAAAATAATAATATAATTATTTTCCTTTATTTTTTCCACTACGTTTTCTCATTATATAATCTATTAACCTTTATTGCAAATTATTTAAAAATAAATATTATAATCTTTTATATGAAAATTTGTTTAGGTATAATAGGAGGGCATGGTTCTAATGCTGCTATTGAACTACAATATTATGTTAATGAGGAAATTAATAAACTAATAGATACAAGAAAATATATCAAAACATTTGTAATTAACGATGCTACTGTTAATAATGATAATGAGACCATATTTGATTTATATGAAAATACAAATGAAAAAGTAGAAAAATCTATTTATGATGCATATAATAGTTTGGTGAAATTGGGTTGTAATGTTATCACAATTCCTTGTAATACATATTCAAATATATTGTCTAATATACCTGATAGTAAAATTATTAATATAATCGATGTTACATGTAATTGGATAAATTATACTTTTCCAACAGTAAGGAAAATCGGATTGATTGCTACTCAACAAACAATTCATTCTAAATTTTATCATAATAGATTACAAAATTATGAAATTATATGTTATGAGGATTTAAAATTAGATATAAATACTATTATTTTATGTGCGCAATATGGTTATTATAAATTACAACCCACTAAAGAAATTTTAAAAAAATTACATATTGAAGAGAATGACTTAATTAAAACAATGAATAAAATTATAAATAAATTTACCGAAAATGGTATTCACCACCTTATTTTAGGTTGTACTGAACTTCCATTATTTGTAAAATATAATAAACAATATTTGAATGATATTATATTTATAGATACGATGGAAATATTGGCAAAAAAAATATTAGATACTTAATTATATGATTATAGATATAAAATAATTATCTTTTTCTGCGTTTTCTACTTTTTCTGCGTTTTCTGCGTTTCCCTCCTCTTTTTGCAATACCCATATGATATGGGTTTCTACGGAGGGAAACGCAGAAAATGGATCAAAACTTTTCATTATATAATCTATATAAATTATATAATAAGTATTTGAATAAAAGTATAACTAAAAAAAAACGCTCCGAACAGGGGTCGAACCTGTGACCTCACGATTAACAGTCGTGCGCTCTACCTACTGAGCTACCAGAGCAAAATGCCAACAGAGGGATTTGAACCCCCGCGGCCGAAGCCAGGCGATCTTAAGTCGCTCCCCTTAGACCTACTCGGGCATGTTGGCGTAATAATAAAGAACAAATCAAATATATGTGGATTGCTGGAAATTTTTGATATTTTATCTAATATATCATCCGTCATCTCAATACATTAGAAACCGGTATCGCCGGTTACCTGATTAAATCTTGCTGTACATTTCCATAAATATATTTGATCAAAATTTTAGTATATACAAGGCCTATACTAAGGCATAAAGTGCTGCGACCATAATAATCTAATTATGATTTTGAAATTGCTGTAAGGTCGCTTATGCTCGATACGGGGTTTGAACCCGTGACCTTCGGCTCATAAGACCGATGTTCTACCAACTGAACTAACCGAGCATACCACATTTATTTTATAAAGGTGGTGCTGACTACTCATGGCAAATTACAGTTCAAATTTCATATGACTGCAAAACAGAGCATAATACATACTAATTGTATACAAACAATTATTACAAAATCTCTTTATACTATTTATAAACATAAATAATAAGTAATCAAATTCCTCACTCACTCACTCACTCATATCTAAATAGTAGGAGGCTAACCATATAAACCAAAATGGCCCTATTTGAAACTCAAAATGATGTAACATACCTATTAAAAATCCTATTATCGCATGCTTTGTTGCTGTTGATAATTTACGACCATCTTCATTATGTGGAATAAAATAAAGAGTATATATTGAAAATAATAAAGCAATGAATGCAGAAATAGCAAAAGATTTATTATGAAGCAATTCAGATAATATTTTTCTTTTTGATTTATTCTTATAAAACATAAAAAAAATGACTAAAACAAATGAAGAAATAGCAAATAATTTATCTTTATGAAAATTTATATTGCCTAATTTAAACAATATGTTTTTATTTTCCTCTCCTTTTTTTTTTTGATTATTTTTTTGTGAATTTTCCATTATATAAATAAATAATATTTTAATTGATCTATTTATCAATAAATAACAATAATATAACAATAATATAACAATAATATAACAATAATATTAACAATAATATAATAATATTATTCATAATTTTCCGCCAGCCAACCCCCTATGGCAAATACACATGTCATAACAAACATACCAATAAGTGTCATAGAGTCACTTTGACTTCGAAGAATTTCCAATTCTGTTGCATTCATTGTAATAAGATTTAATACTATAAATATTTAATAATAAAATAACATTCAATTTTATAGATGTCAGAAAATCCACAAGACGCATATCCAAATCCAAACATATATGAAAAATGTGTTATATGTAAACAAGATACAATATATAAAAGACAATCTTTTATTAATTCAAGGCAATTTTATACAGAAGGTCTAGGTCAATTATGTCATAGTTGTTATTTTGCCACAACAAACATAAGTACTACATGTAATATTGATTTTGATGATATTTATGAACATTATGTTCATTAACCGAAGAATTCTTGAAATTGATAAATAAAATGAAGAAGAAAATTGAATAAATAATATAAAATAAAAAATCCGCAACTTAAATGAATTGCCCAATCTGTGACGATAAATTAACACCGGAAACTGCTGTAAATACTGAGTGTGGGCATAGTTTTTGTAAGACTTGCTTTTGGAAGTGGACAAAAGCAAACAATACATGTGCATTATGCCGACACTCAATATTAGCAAATTCTGAAGAACTAAAAGAACATCAACACATTAAACAAATGTTAGGACAGAGAACAGAACTTTCAAGACAAGTACGATGGTTTCAAGAAAAACTAAATTGGTTAAAAAATGAAGTAAATACGACAGGAAAAGTACTTAATAAAATAGAACACGGCATAAAAAATAATTCAAATGATAATATAAATAATGATACAAATAATGATACAAATAATTCAAATAGAACAATTATAATTAGTACGCCTGAATTGAATCGTAGAAGAATGGAATCTATTTATAAATCTATCAATTCACACTAGAAGTTATTCCAATATCAATAATAGATATTATGAAAATTGAAGTAAAATAATACATTTTTTTTATCGATATAAAATCTACATACAATATATTATTAACATGAGTCAAAATAATATCAACAACACAGTTGAACAGGTTCCTGAACCAGAAATTCTCGAACCATCTATTGCTCATCCTCCCCTCCCAGAGGAGGAAGTACCAAATCCAATTCCTATTGAAGAAGCACCTACAGAAGTGTTCAATGAAAGTGATGAAGATTTTGTAGAAGAACTTATCGATGGTATGACAGACGATTACAGTGATTCTATGTCTGAATTAGAAGAAATTTCCGACAATGATTCTGATAACAATAATTATGATGAGAACGATGAAATTGAACAAGAAGAGAAAGTTCCTGAAGAGAAAGAAGAAGAGAAAGAAGAATCTACAGAAAATAAACACGACAGTTATGAGTGTGCTGTGTGTTATAAAACTCTTACAATGGACACAAATGTTGTTACAAAATGTGACCATCACTTTTGTAAGACTTGCTTTTACAGATGGATTCAGACCAATGCATCTTGTCCTCTTTGCCGAACGCTGATTGATTCTAATGCACATCTTTCACCTGAACAGTTAGAGATGGCTCTCTCAACAGAATACGCTTACTATATGCATGTTCTAGAGAAAGCAAACAATCTTCAAGGTAAACATATAAGATTAACAAACAAACATTATAAACTAAAAATGGATACAAATCAACTTCTCACAAGACAAATTACCCTTAATAGACTTATAGATCAAACTGCTGCTATTACAAATGCAATGGTGGCTGCCAGAGAGCATTGCATTAATAATGATAGCGGAAAACTAGAGACCTTTGCTAAAAACTACAGGAGACATAAATTACCGCATCTTTCTAATGCATTTTATGGTGCATTTTCTGAAGAAAAAGAAAGGATTCAAGAATTTATTGATGAGTCTCCTGACATAGTAAAACTGGCTCCTAAAAAGAGAAAACGTATGTCTCGAAAAAATATTAAAATCAAAATAATAAATACAGAAACAGATGAAGAAGGAGGAACAGCAGAAGGAGCATCTACAAAAGAATCACACAGTTCTAAAAAAAGCAAATTGAAATCTTCTTCTCCGCCTCAACCTAAAAACGAAGAATTTGAATTTGGACCTCCCACAGGTACAATATCATTTAATTTTGGTCTAGACGATAACTTTGATGCAGAACCTGTCATTACAGGACCAATTTGTATTTAATCCTTAAACTTAACCTAATCTTAAACCTTAAACTAATCTTAAAATTCTTAAAATTATTACTAATAATAATATAAAGATAAAATTTTTTTATTTATGGTGCCACTATACTCCGTGGAAGAGCATCACACTTGTAATGTGGAGGTCTTGTGTTCAATCCCCTACGCGGCTCTTTATTTTTAACATTTTCTTTAATATTTTTAACCTCAATAACCTCTTCATTTTCTACTGATTGTTTTTTAATATTTTTATTCTTATAAATTTTATCAAAAAATCTATTTATTATTCTTTCATTTTTTCTATTTTTTACTATAAAATTAGAATTAGTACAAAAAAATCTCCTACAATTTTGTAACATGATACTTAATGATAAGATAATTTATTTTACCATTAAGTTTATTCATCATCAAAACAATAATTCATTATTTTGCCAATACTTTTCTCATTTCTTTAAAGTTTCTAACTGAAACCCATTGTGTTGGTTTCTTGAGTTTTACACCTAATTTAATAAGAGCAAAAATAATAACAGATAAACATGCAAATTTAATAGCAGATGCAACAACTTTATCTAATTTTAATTTTATTTCACTTCCTGGAATAGTCAATACAATACCATCTTCATTTCCATTAGATATTTTTTTTAATATAGGATTTACAAAGGGCATAAGAATATCATCAATAAAATCACCTGCAACATCCTTTAAATTACCACCAATCATCAAACCTATTGCTAAACCCAATACATTAAATTTTTGAACAAATTCCATATAATCATCCAACATAAGTATACTGTATATTTAGATAATTAAAATTAAAATTGAATAATAATAATAATAAAAAATATACCATTATTATGTCAATACCCCTAAATATGGAAAATACTAATCATCAAAACCAAAAAACCATGGTTGAAAATGTAAATTCAGAAAAAAACAAGTATCTAGAACAATTATGTTTTCAAGATTTCCAAAATAATAAATATTTTGGTTTTGGAAGTAAAAGAATTTCAGTCAATATTGAAGGAACTATAACTCAAAAATACCCATTTCGAGCATTTGGATATAGAGATGAAAATCAGAAATTCTATATTGGCATGAGAAGATATTATGACCAAGGAGATGGATTCAAAATTGTAGATTATGATTCTAAAAAAACTATTGAGAATCATATTGTTACTTTAATTCAGGAATATGAAAAAGAAGAAAGAGAAAAGAATAGTAAAAATAGTTTAAATATACAAACATGTTATTAATTAGACTTTATGTTTATAGAGCAAGAAAAACAACTTATTGAAAAAAATTATCAATATAATCAAAAATCAGATAATATCCTATCATTTTTTTATAAAGATGACCCTATGAGTCAAATTAATGTATCAATTGTAGATGATAGTTATAAAGTAAGTTTCCCTATGTTGAACCATTCTATTCATTATGCAACATACTTTAAAGAAAAAGAAAAAGTAAAAAAATATTTAAATTTTATAATTAACAGTCATCTTTAAACAATCTTAAGTTAGAATCCTAAAAAGTCACCGGAATGCTCATAATAAACTCCCGTTGCATGGCACGTTTACGTTCTTTATAATTCATACACTTTGGATTCTTAGTTAGATTTTCACAGTCTTTTGGTTCGATAATATAAGTAATTTTATCATGAGGAATTTCAGTTGCAAGGCCATCTCCTACAATTTTTAAGTAAGGTAGCATCTCTGTATATGAAATGATACCTACTGCATTTTCTTGTGCAAACATATAATAATCAGCAGGATCGGCTATTTCCGTAGATTTAGTTTCACCCAATGAATTTTTAATTTTCATTTTAACAGTTTTTGTTGGTTTACTTGTTTTTGCACTGAAGAGAGCCTTTTTCGAAAACTTAAACTCAATATCCAAATTAAGTTCAGTATCACGATGGTCTCGTCCAATTCCATCTACCCATCTAAGTTTTTCATTGGAACAGATTTCAATTGCTTGCTCGAGAATATCTGCCTTATCAAAACGGTCCTTTCGACCATTACATTGATCACCCAGTTGGTGAACAACCAGAAACCAACGTTTCCAGTCAATAATTTGCTTGTAGCGTGCTGCAATAATAGCGGTGTTATGCATGAGAGTTGCCATAGTGTTTGTATATATGTACTAATTTTTATATATTTTTTTTCAATTTTCTACATAAAAAAAGTATGTGCATTTTTTTTTCTTTTTTATTTTTTATTTCGAACTTCTTTTAAACCCAAAATGGTCGTTCCACACACTGTGCATAGAATTTGTACCCATTGTAGTGTTCTATTAAATTTCCCTCTACCTGTTCTCGGTACTTTTCATACTCAAAAATAATACTCGGGTGCTGGATGCACACTTTTATATTTTGAGATAATGTTATATATAAATTTTTATAATGAATTTGAATACTCCAATCCTCACCACCAACCCAGTTCTGCTCAGCATTAGTCAATGTATTTATTTTAATAAGAGGTTCATCCTTTCTATCGTACATATGAGTATACTCGGCCATTCCAATAAATTTCCCACAAAATTTTTTACTGGTAAAGAACCATAATATATCTCCCTCCTTAAATTTTTGCACAAGTGTCTTAATACTACCACCTCGCCCTCTTTTAACACCCCATACTGCATAATTACTTTTCATAAAATTTATACCGTCTCCAGCCCTAATCATCCAGTGAGATTTACTCATGATACTTAATTTTGAATATTTAAATACATGCAAATTTTATTATAAAAAAAATTCAATTTTCTTCATAAAAAAATTATGTGCATTTTTTTTTATTTTGTGAACTTTTGTTAAGTTCTTTTTGTTTTTTTTATTTTT